TCGTTAGCATCTTGAACAACAACCAACAAAGTGTTCTGAGCGAGAAGCAGAATCTCGTTACGAGTATTCGCTTGGAGTTTATTAAGAACAATGCTGAGTTCCTGAGCATAGAATACTGTTCCGTTTTCTACGGAAGCAGTAATAGTCTCAGTCAAAGCACCTGTGTTCTTAACTAACTCATATTTACGGAATACCTTACCTGCTGATTTTGTGATAGCAGAAACGATACCAGAGGCTTCGGTAATTGCAGTCACGTTACCTGACTCAATCAACCAAACCGCTTTTATCCCGCCCAAGCTATCCTTACAGTCAAGAGTATATCCCTGAGTTAATACGCACGGCATATATTATTAAATTTATTAAGTTAAAAAGTGGGGAGGTGTTACCCTCCCCGATTTATTAGATGATGAAAGAAGCAACCTCATCGAGGAAGGCTACGTTTACACCGAGTTTGAACTCAGCTACAAAACGCACTTCATCTGCTTCGATTGCATTAAAGAGAGAAAATCTCTCTTCTTCTCCCAAAAGGTCAGTTCCGAGGAAAGCATTGCTCAAACGCATAGCGTAGAGTTTGCTAACACCATTCAGACCTGGAGTAGCTACTACTTTGATAGAAGTACCTGGCAGGATGAACTCGCTGTCAGCTTTACCATCGAAGCTATAGTTGAACATATTAGCGTTCTTCAGAGCGATGGTGTAAGTGCGGAATACGTCCTGAGACATAAAGATAGTCATATCATCTTTAGCTACAACCTGAGCAGGGATAGCCTTGTACAGAGCATCTACAATCGCTACTACGTTAGTAGAAGTGATAGAAGTAGCAGGAGTACCGTAGTATGTAGTGTTGTTAGCTTCAACGGCAGAAGTACCAATCAGCTTAACAAAACCATCGAACTTGTTCAGGTTTACGTTAACTGAAGCGGTATCACCTTGCCAGATAGCAGTCTCCAACTGAGCAGCGATACGAGCAGCTTTTTTGTCTGAATACTCAGCAGCGAAAGCGATAGAATCGTAACGGCTTCCTTCTGGAAGAGCCTTTTGCAGATACTTGCTCTCAAGAGATTTAGGACACAGAGACTCGTTTACTTTGATCTTACCAACAGTCACAGTACGCTGAGTGAAAGTAGTAGTACCGCTTGCGTTGAATCCGCAAGTACCACCTGCTTGGAAGATAGCATCGGTATCCATAATGTTGATTTTCTCAGAGGATTTTACTCCTACCATTACGTTACCTTGAGCCTTAATAAGATTGGCGGTTTTTGCACCGAGTACAGAACTCGTTACCAAGAGTGCCTCGTTCTCTTTGGTATAATTGGTTAGTGCTGATACGTCAAAAGCCATTGTTGTAAATTTTAGATTTTAATTTTAATTTTTATTTTCCTGCGTATTTACTCAAAAAAGCATCAATCCGAGAGTCTTTGCTCGGAGTTACTTTGTTGAATGTTTGCTTGGGTTTCTCGGTAGCATCGGCAGAAGGAGTCTGAATCAGTTGCAAAACAACATCAGTAAGTTCTTTGATAGCAGCCGAAAACTTTGCTTCTGCTTCTGCCATCTTAACTTCTTGAGCTTTTTTGCCTTTCTTCATATCCTCAATCTGAGCTTCCATCTCTGCGATTTTCTTCTTCATTTCCTCATCTACTACTTCTTCAACAGGAGCAGCTTCGGGTTGCTTGATTTCAGTAATCACAGAATTCTCATCAAGTACGATAACCATTCCATCAGCGAGTTCGTGTTCGCCAGCAGGAGCAGGACTTTCGTTACCTGCATCATCTACGAGCATAACCTTACCACCGACTTCGAGCTTATCCATCTTAATCTTAGCTCCGTTCTTAAGTACATATTCTTTGTACTCAGGAGCAGCAGGCTCGATTGATACCTCAATCTCTTGTGCTTGCACAGGCTGAGGAACTTCAGCGAACATCTGCTTGATTTGTAACAGTGCTTCTAAAGGGGTCATAAAATAATTTAACCATAAATAGGATAAAGTGCTGAATGTTACCACATAGAAAAGGGGAGCGTAGAAACGCCCCCCGATTTAACCAAAAACTAAACGCTATGAGACTGCTAAGATACTTGATGTAAGATGTCTATAATATCCTGCATCATTTTCTGTGGATTACTTATTCCGCTCTTCGAATAGTTAAAGACTCCCTCAACCGAGAATCCCTTTAGTTTACCTTCCTTAACGAGTTCCCATACATCCTCATTCTCTACTTTGAACGAACCGAACCAAGAACCATCCTTTACATCTTCAAAACCCTTCATTGGTTTGATCCCTCGCTTTTCATCGACTATCCAACTCTCAAACATCGTTACTCCTTCTACTACCATTCCGTTATCGTGCATCAGATTTACGTTCGACTGATATCCCTTCTTAAAATACTTCTGAGCAATTTTCTTAATAGTATCTGCGGTGAATACAACGTAGTATTCTCCGCTTGAATCGTATCGGTAGATAGGAGTATCAGCTAACATCAAAGGGCCAGAGATAATTCTTTCCTCTTCATCCTGAATCTCGAAAGACATTTTCTCCGATTGGCGAATCTTAGACTCTGCCCACGCAAGAGCAGACTTACCACCCCACGCATCGTACATCAACTGACCGCATCCATCTCCGTACCCTTTAGATTTCTTAGCATTCTCTTCGTGCCTACTTAGGAAAGAATACATCCGCTTAATAGTCTCTAATGATATAGGCTCTCCGTTGGCTAACTGATTCGCTCTAAGTTTACCGACAGGAGTACCGCAAGAACCCCATCCGTTTTCTTCTGCCCATTTTAGAGCAGCCTTTGCGTTATTCTTTACCGCATCTGGATAGTCGCTATATGAGTCTGCAAATGCTAAGAAACTCCGCTCTATTGCAGGTCTGTCTACGAGAGCCACGAAGTCTACCTCTACGTTAGATTCTTCGTCTTCGCTAATTTCAAGTCTGTATATTGGTAATTCCTTTTCCATATTCTTAAATAGATTTTATCCTAATCTTGCAGCACGATTAATACGAGTGATTCTTTCTTGAGAGTTTGTTATGTCTGATTCTACCACATAAGCACGATTAGAAGCAGAGCCTAATCTGTTGATAGTTACTTGATCCAACTGAGTTAAAGCAGCTTGAGGAGAAGCCGGAGCAATAGGAGCAGCACCTCCACCAACTGAAACTGATGGGATAGCTTGACCACCACCGCCTCTGCCTCCAGGTACTTGAACTGATGCAATAGCTTTTACAGATCTTAAACCTGAAGCAATAATAGCTGCCACGTTCACCGCCTTAGCCACAAAGTCAAACGGAGAAGGCAGAACGGACTTTTGTCTGAGTGCTTCGGTAGCACCTGTGAAAGTATTTACCAATGCCTGAGCGATACCAAGAGCCTTACCTGCTGCGGTTTGCTGACCTACTATCTCACCGAGTTTACCTAACGCATCTCCAACCTCTCCTAATTGCTGCTTTCTAAAGTCTGCTTTTTGCTTCTCTATCTCCTTCTGTGCTTCTGCTGCTGCTGCTTCCGCTTTAGTTTCTGCATCTAATCGAGCAAATAAATCATCGAACTCTTTTTGATTTGCTTCTGCTATCCTTTGCTTTTCTATTTCTTCTAACTCTTGCTCTCTTTCTAATCTCTCAAAAATAGCATCAAATTCCGCTTGTTGTGCTGCTGCTTTAGCATCTGCTATTTCTTTATCTCTTTTCTTTTGTTCTTCTACTAATAATTGAGTCTTTAACTTTTCAGTAGCTTGTAATTGTTCTATTTCTAATTTTCTATTCTCATAATCTATTTCTGACTTTCTAATTCTTCTTTTATTTTCATCTTGAATAGAATTCAATTCTGATTCTTCACGTATCTTTTTTAATTCTTCTCTGAGTTGCTTATCATTTGCTATTATTTCTTGTGCATTTTTTTCAGCATCTGATTTTGCTTTTTCATTTGATTTTTCTTGCTTGCTTCTTGCATCATCTGCTATTCTTTGTCTATTGTCAAGAATATCAATTTGATTCTTATAATCAATATCTGCAAGTTCTTTATTTGCTTTTTCTAATGCATTCTTTTTATCATTATAAAGTTTGATATCTTCTTGGCTTCCTTCAAGATTACCTTTCTTATTTATTTTTAATCTTTCTTTCGCAAATGAATCCAATTCCTTCAAAATAACTTTCTGATTATTTACGGCAGCTTCTCTATCCTTCTTATTGAAATCCTGATTTATTTTGAATATATCATCAGCACTTTTGCCAGCTATTTCTGCTTGTTTAACAGATACTTCTCTTTGTCTTCCTAATGCTTCTTTTTGTTTATCAAATAATTTCTGTTGTTCTTCTAATGCATCGTTAAGTCTATCTTGTGCAGATTTATTTTTATCTGTTGAACTTGTCCAATCACTTATCTTACTGATAAGTGCAGATACTCCTACAATTAATAAACCTATACCTAAACTCGCCATAACACCACGAAGAATCCGCATCGATTTAGATGTAGCTTTCGTGGCTGCATCAGCAGCTAATGTAGCAGTAACAGTACCATACATTACAAAATTGTAAATCTTCTGATATACTGTTGTAGCTTGAACAATTTTTAATAAATCACCAAATGACTTAATACCTACTTGAATGCTTTGCAAACCTTGAGTAATAGCCATTGCTGATTGCAATTTGACAAATGTCTCTTGCAATGCTTCGCTCTCTACACCAACTGCACCTAAAGCACCTTGAACTGCTTGAAATCCTCCTGCAATACCTTGAGCAGTACCAATTACTGCTCCCAACTTTTCTTCAGAATCAAATTGAGTAACTGCTTTTGCACTATCTTCTAATGCATCCTTTAAGTCTTTAACTCTTGCAGCAGCTTCTTCAAATTTAGAAGCACCCTCTGCACCTTGCAATGCAAATATAGCAGCTTGATCTTGAGCAGCTTTTAATTCTCTTTTAATATCGCCAATAGATGACAATATTTTTTCCTGACCATTTACTTCTATCTTAAAACCTATTACCTCTGCCATTATGCGTATGTTTTTTCTATCACTTTAATAAATTCACATTTCGTGGTATCCTCGTTCATAGGGTTATAGTCGATAACTTTATTCAACCGCCATAGAGAGCCATCTATCCAGATAGGAGTAGAGAAATCAAGATTGTAGATATCCAAGTCGGTTAGCCTTACGTTACAAGTCAGTAGCTTAGAATCTTTGTCAGTTATCTCCGCTACATACTCAGACCAATATCCGTTATACAAATTAGCTGATGGGTAAGTACCCGACAGAGTGAAGTAAATCTCACGTGGTGCGCCAAAGTTCAAATCGGCAGCAGGAGAATAAGGATCATCGAGATGTCCTGCATATCCATAAGTAGTTAAAGAACCGAGGTTAGCCGTTCCGTTTTCTATCTTGTAACTGCTTCTGCCTGTAATCTTTTTAGCCTGTAAGATTCGTATAACACTATCCATCTTGTCTTCGGATTGTGCGTTCTGAGTATTACTCAGCTTCAGAATCATACTATGAATCTTATCATTACTTGCGTGTAGAATCAAAGGAGTAGGAGCAAAGATTAATTCAGCAGTCTGTTTGTCGTTTGCAAACTCAAAACCGGTATCCTCGATAAAGTCTCCGTAATTCTCATTGTACTTCTCACGATAGTTTTGCCCATAGTAATCGGTATCGTTCTTATACTTATACTCGAAATACCTTCCGTTAAGTTCGCTCATCGGCTTCAAGCGGAAAGGCTTCGACCTGTCTATCTTATTAGTCCAATCTAACAAAGTAGAGAAGTCATAATAATCGATATAAGGCTCAATGAGAAGATGCTTTTCTCTGTCTCTATCTTCAGTTACATAGAGATTAAACATCTTGACAATAGAAGAAAAGAAATCTTTTTGGAATACTCCCTTAGGAATTGTTTCGTTTATTTCGATTGTCTCCCCTAATGAATAAGGAACTAACTGAGCCACCGAAGTATTGATCTCTATATCGTTGTTAAAGAAATCTAACTGCATCGTAGCAGAGACAGTAGTCCAAATAAACCTAAATTCTAAAGTATCATTCGTTGCTAACGTGATATTGAATTCTAAAGTCTTATCGAAGTTCGCCCTACCAGAAGTCAAGAATAACTGCGACTGCAATACTCCGTTCTTGTACCATCCTACGTTAACAGAACCTGTCTGTCCTGTGTTTACAACAGAAGAACCTGCTAACGTAATCTTAGCGACTGCGGTTAATCCGGCTCCTGTGTACTGATATTGATAACTTCCTAAGTAAGTGAACTGCCCCAACTTAGAAGCTAAGTAACCTACACTCGTATTCCCCGAAGCAGTAGTAAAGTTGTAAGAGAGTAAATCATCATATCCTCTGAATTGCAGAGTCGTAGCAATACTTAGGTCTTTCTGATTGTTAGGAATAACTAACCGCTTGAATAGAGCCGTATTGAAGAACGAACTCTCCCAAGTATACCCTGCACCTTCAATAATCTTCTTAACGTACTCACGAACAAATAAAGCAGGTCTGAAAGCCTTGTACTGCCAATCGTGTTTACCTACACTCACTTGACCATAGTCAATAAGCGGACAGAAATAACCGCTACCATCTACACCATTCCAAGAGTTTACGATATTGGTAAAAGTCCAAGCGAAGTTATACGCAGAGAAATCTAACTCCTCTATTTTGTTATTTCCTAAAGCGGAAACAAAACCGCCTAACTCACCGAAGACTGCACACTCGTATTCTATTGATCCGTTATCTAAGACTATTTCTAAGAGTCTCAGAACTCCTTTGAACATCTGTATTTTGTCTACATATACAACACAAGCTGCGGACTTGGATGCGTTGAAGTTGTAACCCACGTTATCCGAGTTAGGGTTATAGAAGTTTGCAGAGCCGAATTCGAAAATATGTCCGAATAGTTTGTTATTTGTTGCATTGCCAGGTATTACGATAGTCTTGGAGAAGTTAGTATTACGAGCAGAGAAATCCTTAACATCGTCAATGTTATAGGTAAACTCTGCTGAGATATC